GGGTAAAATTCAAAAACTTTTATTGGGAAGGTGGATATGTAAGTGATGGTAAGTTTGGAGCCGAAACAGGATATAAGTTCCAATTTGACAGTCTTACAATCAAGGGTAAGTGGGAAGGAGTATCGTCGAATGATGATACTTTAAAGCACAAACTAGAAACAGAGGTGAGATTTACATTCTGATGGGATATTGGAAAAAAGAAGAAGATTTAACAGAACCAAAAGCAGCGAGAATAGTTAGAAGAATAGTAGACTACACATTAGGTTTAGTCACATTGTACGTAGGCGTAGTCCTTATATCTATTTCGTAAAAAGAGAGCCGCTTCTATAGCGGCTTTTCTTTACCTTAGAAAAATATATCTTGACTTTTTATAGGTTATTGAGTATAATCTTACTCATGGCTAACGAAATTACAACAATTACACCCGAGGGAATGGAAGTAGCGAACTCTTATTTGCAGTTCGGTAATATTCGTGCGGTTGTAAATAGCTTAGGAGTTTCCGAGTACAAAGTAGCAGAAATTCTGAACAAAAGAGAAGTAAAAAAGTACATCGATACTATTTACTTAGATATGGGGTATAGAAATAAGAATAATATTGCCGGTGTTCTTGATGAAATGATTCAGAGTAAGCTCGAAGAAGCACAAGAAACGGGAGTATATTCAAGTAAAGACTTGGCTGACCTATTGCAGATGGCACATAAGATGAGAATGGACGAAATCAAGGCCCAAGCAGAGCTAGAGAAAAACTCTACAACTGCTATTCGAAGTCAGACAAACGTACAAATAAATGAGGGTGTACCCTTCGGCCAGGGCAACTACGGTAAGCTCATGGAAAAGTTGTTGAAAGATGTCTGATATGGAAACTCAATTTCTTGTGCACGAAAAAGAGTGCGCAGAACGGTGGAAAACCACTTTTAGTAGGCTAGATGAAATAAATAGCAAGCTAGAAAAAGCAATGACTCGTCAATTACAGGGTGGAGCAGCAGCAATTGCTTTTTTAGCAACGCTGGTGGTAACGCTAGCTTTAGGATTGTAGGATGGTAAGTACCTCAGGACTAGTAACGAGATAGTTTGCAGAGTGATAATAGAATTGCTATGCAAGCCTTAGAAGATAGACTTACTACAAAACTACAGCAAGCTTTGGATAATCCATTAGCTGACTAGGAGATTTAATATGGCTAAATTTAAAAGAGGCGTATGGTGTGGATACTCTCAAGGCAGGGTAGAAAGATTCGAAACAGAAAAAGAAGCCTTAGCTTTCGAAGAAGGTACTCGGTGGGATTGGTACGGAGGAAGTGAAAAAGAAGAGGAAGTAGAGGAAATAAATCTTTTCTCAGTGCCTTATGAGGCTCCGGAGCAAGAAGATGGCAGCGAAAAAGCGTAAGGCGTCAAAGAAGCGGCCTGTTCCAACAAACAAGAAATTGTATGCTCGCGTAAAAGCTCGAGCAAAAAGAAAGTTTGCAGTATACCCTTCAGCATACGCAAACGGATGGCTTGTAAAAACTTATAAAGCCGAAGGCGGTAAATACCGCATGGGGAAATAAATGCCAGCAGGAAAAGGAACGTACGGAAAAAGAAGAGGACGACCAGCAGGAAAGGGCAAGAAACGTAGGGGAAAGGGCAAGAAGTGACCTTCTAAGCGTTAGTCCGGGAGACTCACATGGCTAGAAAACCAGCAGGAGGTTTAACTAAGTGGTTTAAAGAAAGTTGGGTAGACATTTCTAGACCAAAGAAAGGTGGAGGTTTTGAAAAGTGCGGACGAACTAAGTCGGGCACAAAATCTTATCCAAAGTGTTTACCTGCAGCCAAGGCTGCCAGACTTACAGAGGCACAAAGAAAGTCTGCTATTCGTAGAAAACGCGCCGCAGGTAACAAAGGCGGCAAGCCAACGTATGTACGTACGCTAGTAAAGAGAAAGAAACGTGGCAGCTCGAAGAAAAAGCGTTAAGAAAAAGCATCCCGCTATAAAAAGAGCGGGTGTATCTGGATTTAATAAACCAAAGAGGACGCGTTCGCATCCCAAGAAGTCCCATGTCGTAGTTGCAAAGGTAGGTGATAAAGTAAAGACTATTCGATTTGGGCAACAAGGCGTATCCGGCTCGCCAAAGAAAGCAGGTGAAAGTAAAACAGCGGCAGCACGCCGTCGCAGTTTCAAAGCCCGACACGCAAAAAACATAGCAAAAGGCAAAATGTCTGCTGCTTATTGGGCTGATAAAGTAAAATGGTAAACAAAGGAAAACAAAGTGGAAGTAAGTCGGTCGGACATAATTTCGGAATATATAGCGGAGTACAGTAAAGAAAGTCGTTTCTTAAAACTACCCGTAGCACCCTACTTAGAGTTGTTAGGAGTTACAGCACTGCCTTCTCAGATAGCGATTATTAATGCTATCAATAACCCTAAGTACCGATTTGTGTCCGCCGCTATTTCACGTAGGCAGGGAAAAACTTATATAGCAAACATTATAGGTCAGTTAGTATCTCTTATACCTAACGCAAATATACTTATAATGTCCCCCAACTACTCTCTATCTCAAATTTCTTTCGATCTGCAAAGAAATCTAATCAAACACTTCGATCTAGAAGTTACAAAAGACAACGCAAAAGATAAAGTTATTGAAATCTCAAACGGTTCTACAATTAGAATGGGTTCAGTAAATCAAGTAGACTCTTGTGTTGGTCGCTCTTATAACTTAATTATATTTGATGAAGCCGCACTCGCAGACGGAAAAGACGCGTTTAATGTCGCGCTGCGCCCGACTCTTGACACAGACAATTCTAAAGCAATTTTTATTTCTACTCCTCGAGGAAAAAACAACTGGTTCGCAGAGTTTTTTGATAGAGGATACGACGACGAATTTAAAGAGTGGGCAAGCATACGAGCTACCTATAAAGACAATCCTAGAATGTCTCAATCAGATATCGACGAAGCTAGAAAAACTATGTCAGATGCAGAGTTTCGTCAAGAGTACGAAGCTGACTTTAATACTTATGAAGGACGGGTTTGGGACTTCGACTATGAGTCCTGCACAGGTTCTTTGAAAGAAATGGATACGTCCAAAATGGATATCTTCGCAGGGCTTGACGTAGGCTATCGAGACCCTACCGCCTTCTGCGTACTTGCATACGATTGGGACGAAGAAAAGTACTACTTACTAGATGAGTACTTAGACGCGGAGCGCACCACCGAACAGCATGCAAAAGAGATACAAATGATGATAGATATGTGGGATATAGATTATATTTACATTGACAGTGCTGCTCAACAGACTCGCTTTGACTTTGCACAAAACTATGACATTTCTACCGTAAATGCAAAAAAGTCCATACTTGATGGCATTGCTCACGTAGAAGGAATAGTAGACAATAATAAGCTTATAGTGGACCAAGAATGTTTAGAAAGTCTTGCCTCCCTTGACCAGTACCAATGGGATCCTAACCCCAACCTTTTAAAAGAGAAGCCAAAGCACAATAGAGCTTGTCATATGGCCGATGCTATTAGATACGCACTTTACTCATTCGAAACTTCTTCTACTACTTTCTAATGACCCCTTGAAAAAATAGTAGTTGACTTACAACCTTAAACTAGATATAATTTGTGAATAGAAAATGGACCTAAAAAGAGACATTATAAAATACATTAGAGACAAGGCAAAGAACAAGTATGATAAGAGCTCTGAATGCTACATCTGCGGTAAGACCACGGAGCTAGACTTTCACCACTTTCATTCATTGAGTCCCTTAGTCCATAATTATGTAAAAAAGAATAAACTACTTCCCGAAAATATACTTTCTTTTCGCGAGGACTTTATACAAGAGCATTGGGCAGAACTATATGATCACACAGTTACCTTATGCCATGAACATCATTTAAAACTGCACTCAATTTACGGCAGAAACCCAATTCTAGCAACTGCAAAAAAGCAAGAGCGATGGGTAGAGATACAACGAGAAAAACATGGCATGGTATGATAATTTGTTAGGAATAAAAAGAGAGGGAACGCTTGAAAAGCTAAACCCATCTCAAGCCTATTATGATCATAAAACAGAACCGTCTAGAGAGCAAACGTACTCTTACGAGCAGGCGTATGAAGACTTAGAAATAGTAAACAGAGGTGTAAATATCGTAGTTGATGACGCTTCAGAAATACCCGCCTCTATAGGCGCTCCTATACCAGGGGTTCCCGGCGTTATAAAGGGTCTCAAGCGAAGCAGAGTAGACATTCTTTTAAACAAAGAGCCCAACCCTTTTCAAGATATTAGCACCTTTAAAAGAAATTTAATTACTGACTTTATTTTAGATGGTAATATTTTTATTTACTTTGACGGGGTACATCTATATCATCTTCCAGCCAGCAAAATGATAATTCATGCGAGTGAAACTCATTATGTAGAAAAATACTCTTTTAATGAAACAATTGATTATAGGCCCTCAGAAATTATTCACGTAAAAGATAATTCGTTTTACTCGATATACAGGGGCACTTCCAGGTTAAAGCCAGCACTAAGGACTATGGTTCTTATGCAAAGAATGAGAGCTTTTCAAGATAACTTTTTTAAGAATGGAGCAGTCCCTGGTTTAGTACTAAAAAGTCCTAATACTTTATCTGAGAAAATTAAAGAAAGAATGATACAGTCTTGGTCTATGAGGTATAAGCCAGACTCTGGAGGAAGAAGACCTCTTATTTTAGATGGTGGCATAGAGATAGATGCTATCTCAAACGTAAACTTTAAGGAATTAGATTTTCAACAAGCAATCGCCGAAAACGAAAAAATAGTACTAAAAGCAATAGGAGTTCCGCCTATATTATTAGACTCTGGGAACAATGCGAATATTCGTCCAAATATGAGAATGTATTATTTAGAGACAATTCTTCCCATAGTAAAAAAGATTAACTTTAGTGCTGAAAGATTTTTTGGATTTCAGATAACGGAAGACGTTAGTAATATTCCAGCCCTTCAGCCAGAGCTAAGAGATCAATCACAATATTACTCTGCTTTAGTAAATACTGGAATAATAAGTCCAAATGAAGCAAGAGAAGCACTAGGCTTTGAACCCGTATTAGAGGGTGGAGATTTAAGAATACCCGCAAATATTGCAGGAAGCGCTGCAAACCCTGATGAAGGGGGACGGCCCGAACAAGAAGGAGAAGATTAATGGCAAGTGTAGGACAAAAAATGAATGCTATCGCCAAGCTAAAAGAATATTTTCAGAAAAAGGGTGGCGTGCATCCTAGTATGGCTCACTATAGAAATGCTGACGATACTCCTATAAGCTGGAGAGACATTAAAAGAATTTTTGGAAGCTATTCAGTTATGGTAAATATGGTGGGGCCAATTAAGCCCGAAGTTAAAATAGCCCCAAAAAAGTCGTCCATCGCGGCCAAAAAGGAGACAGTAGAATGAATAAAATTTTTAATCTTACCTCCACCTTTAAGTCTCATTCTGCCGAAGACGGCAGTGTTATGATTCGTGGAATGGCCAGTACTTCAGACTTTGATAGAGCAGGAGATAGTATCTCCTCAGAAGCATGGACTAAAGGCGGACTAACAAACTTTGAAAAAAATCCAATTATATTGTTTAATCATGACTATGATAAGCCAATTGGTAGAGCAACCGGGTTAAAAGTAACCCCTAACGGGCTAGAGCTAGAAGCTAAAATTAGCAAGTCAGCCCCCGCAGCCGTATGCGAATTAATTAAAGACGGTGTCCTTGGAGCCTTTTCTGTCGGTTTCCGAGTCAAGGATGCTGATTACCTAGAGGAAACCGATGGATTAAAGATTAAGGACGCTGAGTTGTTTGAGGTATCGGTTGTTTCCGTTCCTTGCAATCAAACAGCTACTTTTTCTCTGGCAAAGTCTTTTGACTCTCTCGAAGAGTACGAAAACTTTAAGAAAACTTTCACCAATCGTGTAGATCTAGCCGGTCAGTTACTGGCTAAGGACGAAGATACTTCTTCAAATATAGCTAGTGACACACCAGACGGGACCAAAAAGGTCCAAAAGGAGATCCAAATGGATAATGAATCCAATATTGACTTGGAAGCATTTGCTAAGAAGGTAGCAGAGGAAACTGCTGCTAAAATTGCAATGAAGCAAGCCGAACAAAAAGCTGCTGAAAAAGCAGACGCTGAAAAAGCTCAAGCAGAAGCAGAAGCAAAAGCTCAGCAAGAAGAAAGCGTAAAGCAAGCAATCGTAACGGGCGTTGAGTCTGGTTCCGAGCGTTTGATGGCAGACGTTGAAGCTAAGTTAGCTGAAAAAGATGCAAACATCTCAGAAACTCTGGCTCAATACAAGAAAGAGTTAGAAGAAAAATCAGAAGAAATCACAAAGATGCGTGAGTCTAAGAGAGTATTCTCTGATCGTTCTTCTGGAAATGATTTTTCTGGCATCGCAAAAGAGTTGGCAGGTGCACATCTGTACAACGTTATTACTAAGAGTGACTTCACCAAAGGCTATGGTGCTGATATTCTTGAAAAAGCCGGTGTTACCTATACGTCAACATCAGCAGCAGGCATCGATGTTACGGTAGCAACTCAAATTGAAAAAGATGTTATGCTAGAACTTAAAGTTGCACAAGCTTTTCGTGAAGTTAACGTAAATGGTGCAGTAACCGTACTACCTATTCAACCCGATTCTGCTAAAGCAGTTTTTGGTAGTGGAAGCCCTTTCTCAGCAAATCTTGCTGAAGCTGGTGGCAGTGCAGGTACGTTTGGTTCTTCACAAGTTTTGTTGAAGGCTCATCGTTTGATTTCATCTACGTTCCTTGAGAATGATATCGACGAACAAGTTCTTGTAAACTTGCTGCCTATGCTACAAGATGCGGTTGTACGCGCACACGCTCGAGCAATTGACGATATGGTAGTAAATGGCGTAAGCGTTGGCGCGACGATTGGCGGCCTGCTTGCAGCAGCTCCTACAGCAACGGATACTACGGCATCCCTAAAACTGGCCTCTGCTGACGTTTTAGCAGCTAGAGCTTTAATGGGACGATACGGCATTAATCCTCAGGACCTAGCAGTTATTGTTTCCGTCGAAGGGTACAACGATTTGATTCAAGATGCTGGTTTCGCAGATATTACGGATGTAGGCTCAAACATAGCTACCAAGCTAATTGGTTCTGTAGGCGCAGTTTACGGCAGCCCCGTATATGTTACTGACGCTATGACAGGAGCAACTGCTGGCTCCAACGCGGGTATAGTTGTTAATACTCGTAACTATGTTATTCCTCGACTTAGAGGTGTTTCATTAGAGCAAGACTACGAAGTAGGCAATCAACGTCGAGTTATTGTTGCAGCTCAATCTCTTGGCTTTAACGAGCTTGTTGGTGGCGCAACTGGTAACGAACCCGTTATTAAATTGGCTCTCAAAACTTAATACAGCACTATTCTGGGGGGCTTCGGCCCCTCAGAGTTTTTATTAATTTACTTATTATGGAAGACTTAATTTCTTTAACAGACTACAAAAACTCCCAAAGTATTTCTAGTACTTCGGATGATACTCGTCTAAAAATTTTAATAACTTCAGTAAGTCAATTAGTAAAAACTTACTGTGCAAATTCAATTAATGATTACTACTTTAATAATAAAGTAGAAGAGTTTAATATTGAATGGGCAACTCCCTCTATACAGCTAACTGAGTGCCCCGTAAACACTATAGTTAGTGTGCAAGAGCGCACTTCATATAGTGCTGCATACTCAACTCTAACTACAGGAAACTATGAGTATTTTTTAGACACTAAAACTGATAGTATTTTTCGTACCAATTCTTCGGGCAGAAAAATTAACTGGCAATTAGGTGTAGGGGCAGTAAAAGTAACTTATACTGCAGGGTACTCTGATGTTCCGGAAGACTTGAAGTTGGCAGTTTTTGATTTAATTACTTATTACCGAAAAGATGAGCATAAAGTTCGTCAAACCATAGCAGGCGCAAGCATACAGAATAGCGCTTCTTCAAGCCAACGTGGTAACGTAGGATTTCCAGATCATATCAAACGTGTTCTGGATCTGTATAAAAACTTCTAGTGTCAGTAGCAGCAACTAAAAAGCATTTAAAGGAGATGGTAAAAGCCTTAAATGATTCTTACGCGCGAGGACAGGTTGACGAGTTTAGACAAATTGTAACATTAGAATCTAACAATATGGTAGAAGCCTGGAAAGAGGGCTACTCTAATCTTATAAGTGCCGAAAAACACAAAAATACAGAATTTCCTCCATTAGAATCCATAGATTTTAAAGCAGGTGTGGAAAGTGCTTGGAGCGCAATAAAAGCTTCTATCGAAAATAATAAGGGTACTATAAGAGAGTATAATAGTCAAGTTATAGTTTTTAACGAAAGTAAGTCTACAAAAAAGATATATGATGGAATAAAAGCACACTTAGTTAATTTTGTGCAAGAACAGCTAGGTAATTATAAACTTACAGATGCAAGAGCAGAGGTAGAAGCTGGTAGAGCAAGCTCTTTTGCAGCAGGTGCAGGTTTGTCAGATGTAGGTCTTCTTAAAAAAGGCACTCATAGGCTGCACAAAGATAATACAGCAATTGGTTCCGCTCGTTTAGCCATGACCATGAAGTGGATGTCAAAAACTAGATTTTTTAAAACTTTTTTAAGTTCAGCAGAAGCAAAAACAATACAAGACAAGTACGGAGATCTTTTAGCTACTTGGGAAACAACAGGTACAAAGAAAAAAGGTCTAAAAGTAACTCCTAACGAAGATATTAAAATTAGTTTAGGGGCGGGCAAGACCAATAAACCAGGAGATGAACCTGAAGATTTCGGTAACATTATTAAGGAAATAGCAGAGCAAGCACTTAAATGGGCAAAAAATGCAGAAATTCAAGGCAGAGCAGGAAGTATAAGTATTGAAAAAAATGCTGTAAATATTGCAGAGCATGTTGCGGTAGGAAACTTAACCAAATCTCTCAAATCTTTTAAAGTTAAAGTAAAAAGAAAAACAGAAGGCTCCGCTAGAGAAGAAAGCAAAACATCAAATAAAGATACAGGAAGAAGAAAAAAAAGAACAAAAAGTGCCAGAGCAAAAATAGCTGCTGTAAAAAGAAAACGCTCAAATAGTAGTTCGTCACTTCCCTTGGCTATAATTACCCTTATTAATAAGCAGCTACCAGATACAGTAAGAAAAAACATGCAGAGTCCCGCACTTGTAAATAGAACAGGAAGGTTTGCAGAAAGTGTAAAAATTACTGATATTATGCAGACTCCAAAAGGCTTTCCTAGCATAGGGTATACTTATCAAAAAAATCCTTATGCAATTTTTGAAAATGGTGGAGGTGCACAGCCCTGGGCCAATGGAGAAAGAGACCCGCGACAATTAATTGACAAATCTATTCGAGAGATAGCGGCACAATTCGCAATCGGAAGATTCTACACTAGGAGAGTTTAATGAGCAGAGCATATACAACAAGACGTTTAGGTATTATTGCTGCTGTAGTAGATAAACTTAAAACTATAAACGGAACCGGAGCGTTCCTTTCTAACGTCAATAGTAACGTTTCCCCTCGATTAAAATTTTGGGATGAAGTGGAGGACTTTCCTGCAATTCATCTAAATGCCGGTTCTGAAACAAGAGAGTATCAGGGCGGTGGGTATAAAGACAGATTTCTTTCTATTACAGTAAGGTGCTACGTCGAAGCAGAAGACTCCGTAAAAGCCTTAGACGAGCTCATGGAAGATGTAGAAACTGTACTAGAAGATAACTCTAGATTAGAGTATTTGGATCGTACAGGTACGATCCAATATACACAACAAATCACAATTGTTAGTATTGATACTGACGAAGGTGTGCTCGAACCTTTAGGCGTTGGAGAAATGCTAATAGAGGTTCGATACTAGAAAATGCAGGCAAGAGCAAACGCTCACGTCCTAGCCTTTTCAAGATAACATAGGAGAATAACTATGGCTGATACATTATATTTTAGCAGAGACAGTAAAGTCTTCATCCAAATAGGTTCCGCAATTTGGGAAATGCCTGTTCTTGATGGATTTTCTTTCTCACAAGCAACAAACGCTTCAGAGATTACTCTGAACGAAATGTCTGACAGTGCGGGAAACAGCCGTCGTGGACGACAAATGTTTACTGACTCGTATGCACCTGCTGAGTGGAGCTTCTCTACTTATGCACGCCCATTTGCATCAGCAGGTAGTGGCGCTGGTACAGCTGATATTGCAGCTAACCACCACGCAGTTGAAGAAGTACTATGGGCTTTGATGGTAGGAGATGCGGATTATGCTTCTAATACTTTTACAGGCTTTACCGCAGATACTACTGATTTGGATATTTCATTCAACAACTCTAACAAAACTACTTTAGGTACTGCTGACATCTTCTTCGTAATGGGTGGCGCAGGTACGGGCACTAAAACTACTTACAAGATTGCAAACTGCTGTGTAAACGAAGCCTCTTTAGACTTTGACATTGACGGTATTGCAACTATTAACTGGTCTGGTATGGGTACTATCATTACTGAAGATACTGCACCAACTGCTACTATTTATGAAGCCGTTAATAGCACAAGTAACTTTATTCGTAATCGCCTTACTTCATTAGCAATCAGCTCTACTAGTCCTGGTACTGTAACTTATGATTTAGTTCTTACTGGCGGTAATGTTACTATTTCTAATAACATGACCTTCTTGACTCCAGAAACTCTAGGTATTGTGAATCAGCCTTTGGGCCATGTAACAGGAACTCGATCTGTTTCGGGTAACTTTACTTGCTACTTAAACGCAGAAGCGAACTCTAGTGCGGATTTATTCGAGAACATTATCGAAGGAACAACCATAATCACCAATAACTTTGACCTAGAGTTTAAAGTTGGTGGAGTTTCGGGTACTCCTCGTCTTGAGCTTAAAATGGCAGATTGTCACTTAGAAGTACCAACCCATTCAATTGAGGATGTTATCTCTGTCGAGACTAACTTCCATGCTCTGCCGAGCACAATTGACGGAACTGACGAGCTCACGATTAAGTATGTAGGTGCGTAAAAATAATTCTTGACATGGGAGGTCTTTTAGACTATACTATGGAATAGAAACTTGAAATAGGGGGTGATTTTTCGCCCCTTATTTTATTAATCAACTTTACTTTAAAGGATACAAAATGAGCGAAACGCCAATTTCATTAGCGAGTCTTATGACTCCCAGTAAAACAGTAACAATTGACTTTCCAGGACATAAAGGAATGACAGTAGATTTATGTTACTTAGCCCGAGAAGAGTTAATAAAATTACGCAAAAAATGTGTTACCACAAAGTTTAACAAAAAAACGCGTCAACCAGAAGAAGAGTTGGACGAGGAAAGATTTTTAGTAGAGTATTGCAAAGCAGTAATTAAAGGATGGTCAGGCTTAAAATATCGTTACTTAGAAGAGCTTCTATTGGTGGATATCTCGGGCCTTGACGCAGATGATGAGCTAGTGCATACTCAAGAAAACTCAGAATTACTTATGAGAAACTCCGGAGATTTCGATACTTGGGTTACCGAAACAGTGAGTGATCTCGAAAATTTTACTGGGAACAAGTAGCCGAAATACAAAAGCTACTTGAGAAGTATGTAAAACAAGCAGACGGAATAGACGTAGATAAGTATCTGTCTATCTGCGAACAATTAGGCGAAGAGCCAGACCCCGATAAGATGCCACTCGAGACTTCAGAATTTCCTTATGAAGTACAAGTGGCATTTTTTATATTTAGCTTCTTAGAAGATAACTATGACGGTATGTCTGGAACATATATGGGCAAAAATTGGACAAATTTAGAGTTTTTATTCAAACTCTATGCAGTACAAGAGCCAAAAACAATTCTTTATATTATGAAGCTATGGGAAGGGATTGTAATCAACTATAGATCAGAAAAAGCTGAAAGTAGGAGAAAGGCAGAAGAGCGTAAATCTGCGAGCGGTGGCAAACAGTTCACCCATAATGTTAAAGGCTAATGGCAAAAAATAAAGTTGAAATTGATGTAAAAGTTGACGACAAAGGTACTACTAAAAAAGTAGGACTTGAGGCAAAAAAAGCCTCCAAAGGCATGGACGACCTAAGCAAGGGCGCACGTACTGCTGATCGAAATCTTAAAGGAGCTGCTCAAGCTTCCTCTAATGCTACAAAAAACTTTTCAAAAATGGCACAAGGCACAGGAGGTCTTGTTGCCGCCTATGCAACTTTTGCTGCTCAAATGTTCGCATTATCCGCAGCTTTTGGCTTCTTTAAACGCGCTGGAGATTTACAGGTACTTCAAGCGGGTCAAAAAGCTTATGCTGCTGCCACAGGTACGGCAATGAAAGTATTAGCCCAGGATATTATGGAGGCAACTGACGCACAAATATCTTTCAGAGATGCTTCGCAAGCAGCAGCTATTGGCGTAGCTTCCGGACTAAATCCAGACCAGCTAGGTAGACTTGGTAAAGCCGCCAAAGATGTATCTGCTATTTTGGGTAGAGATGTAACAGATTCATTTAACAGACTTGTAAAAGGTGTAACAAAAGCAGAACCCGAACTTCTTGATGAATTAGGTATTGTTCTAAGACTGAAAAAAGCTACGGAAGATTATGGGGCCGCTATTAATAAAAGTGCAGATGATTTAACTGCTTTTGAGAGATCTCAGGCAGTAGCAAATGAAGTACTTGCTCAGACCGAAGAGAAGTATAGTAAAATTCTAGAAATTACTGGTGGTGGCGCCGCTAATCAGTTTAATCAGTTAACCGTTGCACTCGATGAAGTAGTAATGACGATTCAAACAGGTCTAGTCCCTGTCGCTAATGCTCGTGCAAAAGTACTAACAAATATGCCGATATTAGCAGGTGCCTCTTTTGCGTTATTAATATCCGGCCCTTTAAAAGCTATGGGATTTAACCTAGATGATATCGCCACTAAATCACGTGTAGCAGCTTT